GTTCCACACGTTGGTGATAGTGTTCTTTATTACCTCCAGTGCTTTGTTGAAAATCTGTTTGATGTTCTCCCATGTGTTGATGAAAAACGCTTTTATCTCATCCCAGTGGGATATAATAATCCCTATTGGATTGTACTTCATAAACAAATCTATAATGAAACTCAAGGCTGCATTAAAGATTTCCTTAATGCTCTCCCAGATGTTTGTAAAGAAATCAGCTATCGCCTGGAATACGGTCGATACCGTTTCCTTGATACCGTTCCAGGTGTTGGAGAAGAATTCTGTTATAGCTGTCCACACGGTTATCGCTGTTTCCTTGATACCTTCCCAGATGCCTGTGAAGAAGTCGGCTATTCCCTGGAATACCACTGTGGCTGTTTCCTTAATCCACTCCCAGCTATCAGATAGCCACTGACTCACGGTATCCCAGTTCTTCCAAAGTAGCACAATTGCGGCAATCAGTGCCATTATCCCAGCTATTACCCAGGTGATTGGGTTCGCCAGGAGTGATGCATTAAACAGATTGCTCACTGTGGTTACTGCACCCCATGCAGTCTTCAGCTTACCGAATGTCCCGATTAGGGTTCCCACTGCCCCTACTACTTTACCTAAGATTACAAGAACTGGCCCAACTGCTGCTGCTATGCCCAGTATGGTGATAATCGTTCTTTGAGTACCTTCATCCAACCCAGCAAATCGCTCTATCAAGTTGCTTATCTTTTCCCCAAAGCCAGATAGAAGAGGTATTATTGTGTCTCTCAGTATAGGTGCTAATTGTTCCCCTATCTGTATCAGGATACCTTCCACCTGAGACTTGAAGGCTCTGAACGCACCTGCTACGTTGTCTTCCATGGTTTCTGCCATCTTCTGTGAAGCTCCTGTAGAGTCGTACATTGCTTGCTCCAGTTCTTTGTACCTTTCAGAACCTGTTGCCAGCAAGATGTTCACGCCCCTCATAGCTTCGGAACCGAACACTGCACTTAACGCTGCATCTCTTTGTGCTGTAGTCATGCCTTTGGTAGCTTGTTCCACGTCAGCCATGATTGAACCTAAGTCTCTCATGGTACCGTCTGCATTGTATAAAGCAATAGACATATCCCCTACAGCAATAGCCCCGTCCTTTGCTTTGCTCTTCATGTCTCTCAATATAGCATTGAATGTGGTTCCTGCCATGCTTCCTTTAACACCACTGTCAGCAAACACACCTAAGATAGCTGCAGTCTGTGCCAAGTCCATTCCTGCTGCATTTGCAGTGGAGGAAGCATATTTCATTGCTTCACCAAGTTGCTCAACATTAGTGTTACTCTTGGAACTTGCTGCAGCAAATATATCTGCTGCCTCACCTGCTCTCTCTGCATTCATTTGGAAACCACTCATGGTGTCGGTAACAATATCTGCTGCAGTTGCCAAATCCATGCCTGCTGCTGCTGCAAGGTTCAACATGCCAGGAGTGGCACTTAATATCTGGTTAGTATCGTAACCTGCAAGTGCCAAATAAGTCATTGCATCTGCTGCTTCACTTGCAGAATATCTGGTGGTAGCACCAAGGTCTTTAGCTAAGTCTCTCAACCTTTCCAGGTCGTTGCCAGTAGCACCACTGATAGCAGCAACCTGAGACATGCTGTCGTCGAACTTAGCCACAGTTGCAACTGACACTGTTGCAAGTCCTGCTAACGGTGCAGTTACATTGGTAGAAAGGGTTTTGCCTGCATTGGTCATGGCTTTACCTGCATTTTTGAAACTCTTCTCAAGGTTCTTGGTAGCCTGCTCCCCTTGCCTACCTATATTGTTAAGAACATTGCTGGCTTGGTCTACTGCTCTAACAATTATTTCCATAATGTTAGACATTCACTCACCCCCTTCTTCTGGCTTCTACCATCTTTCTGAGAACATTGCTTTCTCCTTCCCCTCCCCCTCTTACAGCTTGTGCAGAAGTTGGAAGAGAAGGAGAAGCCTGTTCTTGCGTCAAATGCATATAGTTAATCGCTTCAATAAAAAATTCTACTTGTGCTGGTGTCATGTCCACTTGAGACTTTGCAAAAGGTATCCCTGCCAGGTGCAGTTGGACTATCCTTTGCCCCTCATCACTCCTGGCGAAAGTTGCGTGCTTCTTCAGCACCCTCCTCTGTAACCCCAGAGATTTTGAAAATAAACCCAGCAATATCATCCACAACTCCAACTGGTCTTAGCTGTTTAACTTCCTCAACCGTCCATTGATTATCAGAACTGGTGCTTAACCCCCAGGCAACAGCTTTAGCCTTTGCCTCAAATTCCATGAGTTGAATTTCCTCAGAGTCAATTTCCACCTGTAGGTTCTGCTGCATAGATTTAATGTCCAAGTTGCCACTTTTGTCAAAGGTAGGTTTGCCTTTAATTTTAGCTCCACTGCTTCTCAATGCTTCTATTTCTGCCCATTCGCCTTCAGTTAAAGGTCTCAACTCTACCTCTCCACCCAGCTTATCAAAGTACTGGGTTTTGACATTATTGACTCCTTTCAGTATATCAGCTTTCGTCAACTTTGCCATTAATCTTCACCTCCAACGTCGTCGATAATCGACACATACATATCTGTGGTTATTGGAGTAATGCTATCATTCAAATACATACTACCCATGTATGCCTTGGCACTAATCTCCTGTATCAATTCGTCTCTACCTGAAGGTTGAATGCCCACGCTTGTGTGGATAACCCTCGGTAGCTTGATTACCATGCCCTTACCTCCACCTGCATCAAAGTTGAACTCCAGGCTATATTCTTGAGAACCTGTCTCACTTGGTCCAAGAGAACCTCCCCAGAACCTTTCAAGCTGGCTGGTATCCTCAAAGAACATACTGCTGGATAGTGTTATCTCCCTCTCTGCAGCCAATAGTTTTCTTGGGTATCTACTGCCAATACTCCTTCCATTTGCTGCATCAATACCGTTGCTGATTGACAAGGTGAAGCTCTTCACCTGGGAGGAAATATCACTGCCATCTAAGTTCATGGTTACGTCATAGAACGCCAATGGGTAGTCTGCAGGTAGTATCAGTTCGTGTTGTTCCTTGAGAACTGCCTTGCTATCCTTCACTGCAATCAGTTCTGCTGTTGCCCGACAGAAACTATCCTCAACGGATATCTCCAGGCTGTTAATCTTACATCCAGCGAACACGTGTTCAAACAAGTCTTTACCTAATCTTGCTGTAAAGCTCGGAAGGTCGGTGTTGTCACTGGCGTAAATCTCATGCAAGTTTCCCCCTTCTGTGAACACGTATCCACCCAACGCCCACTTCAGTAACCACCTGATGGTGCTGATGTCAAACGCATACTCAATGCTACCACTTGGGCTATAGAACCCAGGTCTATGCATTCTTGCTCCCCTACCCATGCTAGACTCGAAGTCTAGGTGACTGTCAGATGGGGTATCCAGGGACGCACTTGCTATGTCAACATGAAACTCTGCTTCCTTAGGCTCGGCGAACTTAGTCTCCTCTGCCAAACCCAAATATCTTAGTATCTGTGCCATGTTTACTCACCTCCAAATATTATGGCTCCAGGATTGTGAAGAGTACCTCAACGGTTGCTGCTGCCCCGTGTAGAGAACCCTGCTGGTTGTTTGGTCCACCAGCCTCGAACCGTAGGCTCTTTGTATCCTGGACAAATCTTCTTAATCCTAGTGAACGGTCTCTCAGTACAACGCTCCTAGCCTTGGCTGTCAACTCTGTTGCCAACCTGTACCCTTCTTCAGGGTCATCATCCTTAACTGTAACCACCAGTATCACAGGCAACCTCCACTGTTCTGCCAGTGTCCTGGGTGAAGCCTCAGCCCTGGCAACGTCTGTAAAAACGAACACGGAAGGTGGCTCTGGCTTGGGTCTAGTCTTATCCCCACGGATAACCGTTTTAACCTCTTCCAGCAATCCCCCTTTCGTGATTTCTGCTTCAATTGCCCCTACTATAGCATCAAGTATCTGGTTGATTGCCTGGTCTAGTCTAATTCTATGTGGCATTATAACCCCACCTCCCTCAGTGCTCGGCTTATGAATTCATCACTTCTGTTACTCGCCTGCTCAATGGCACGCTCGGCATACGGGTTCCCAGGTGTTCCTGGGTGCATTACCCTTCTCACTGGGTGTCTTGCCCCGTCCCAGTACAGTGCCTTCTTGTTCTTGGGTTCTATCACGTGTGGCTTGGTGCCCTCGTGAACTGCCAGTGCATACTCAACCCCACTCCATATCCTGTAGGACAGGTCATCCACCTGGTCAAGTTGGAATGAACCAGCCAGCCTACCGTGATCTACAGGTGCCTCCTTACGGACATTCCCCCATACTTCGGTAGCTGTGTACTTGATAGCTAGGGCAATTGCCTGTCGTGCTTTCCTAATCAGTCTTTCAAAGTCCTCCTGGCTCCACCCCTTTATCCTAATATCCACTGGTTCACACCTCCTTCTTGACTACCATCATACCAAAGCTTGGCTTTCTAGGATATCTGGAAAGGTCTTTCTTTATTGCATCAGTAAAC